TTATTTAACTTGGATTATTTTAACAGGAATTCAAATTACATATAACATTTAATTAACATTTAATTAACGAACACGTAAATCATTATATGCAAGACAATTTACACCATCATATTTACAATTATTATCTGGTTGATCATATGTCATTCCAATATATTTTAAAAAATTTTCATACTTGTTCGGTATAGTTGTAACATTATTTGTTTTATAATATTGTTGTGATGTTTTTTTCTCAAAAACATCATTAATATTTCTATTTAAATTATGATAATATTTATCTAATACTTCTCTTTCTGTAGCATCACATGCTTCTAAATTATCTGCTTCAAATAATGGATTCATAAATGGATTGTCATTTGTAGGCTTTCTACATTTCTTTTTTTCCTCAAAATATTCTTTTTTATAAAATGTTTTTATAAATATTATTGCTCCAATTAATGATAAAGGAACAATTCCAAATTTTGATCCCATAATAGTAAATATTATTAATGTATATATTAAAAACATAATTGTCTTATTTAATTTTACATCAACTGAATCATCTTTAGTAAAAATAAAATTATTATAGTATTTTTTACCAAAATCTATTATATCAAATATTTCATTCATATAATAAATTATAAAATTTATTTGGATTTTTAGATTCATTTTAATCCATTCCTCCTCCTTCATCTCCTCCACCCTCACCACCCAAAGTTTGATTTTTTAAATATTCCTCTAATTCTTTTATTTGATCATCACTCAAGGGCTTCATATTCTTTTTATCTTCAACATCTTTAGATGCTTTATCTAACATTTCAGCACCTTGTTTCTCAATTATTGATGACATCATTTCTTCAAATTTACCACCTAATCCCTCTTTACCTCCCTCTCCCATTCCACTTAATACTCCTTTTAATGATTCACCTATACCTCCAGCACCTCCTAATCCTGATAACATACTTTCATCAATGTTTAAGTTTGATTTACTTAATAATTCTTTCATATCTGGTAATTTAAGATTATCAAATTTAGATGTATCTATATTCTTTGTAATCTCTTCAGGATTACTTAAAATTCCAGGAACAGCACTTAAAAATGAACCAAAATCAAATTCTCCCGATTCAAATCTCTTTGAATAGTCCTTCGCAAGTGATTGTAAATTATCCATTAATGCTTGACCTGGATCTGTTGAACCACTAATATCTCCAATATTATTTGTTAATTGGGATATCATATCAGATAACATATTATTTGCTTTTGATGTTGCTTCGGGCGTTGCTTGAGATTTTAGTTTTTCAAACATTCCATTAACATCCATCTTTTTAATATCCTCTTGTAAATTATCAACTAATTTCCCTAAACTTCCACCTTCCATTGTTTTTGTAAGATTTCCAAATAATGCTTCGTCGCGATCCTTCACATTTTCTTCAATTGATAAATATAAAAGTGTTACATTATCCCAAATCTTTTCAACAACTTCTTCTCTTTCTTCTGCTTTTAAAACAGCATATAAATTAATTTTTGGTAATATTTCACTACCCTTATTTGTCTTATAGAATAATAACTTATTTCTCTTTAATAAATATCCATTTGATTTTTCATTTGTTTTTATTTCTACATAAAAACGTTTTATTCTTTCATCTCTTTTTGATTCATCAACTGTACATTTTGTGTCATTGCAACTATTATAATATTTAACTAGATTGTTAAATATGTCAACAGTTTGTTCTGTAATAACAATGTCTTCAAGTTTTTTACTCATATATTAAGATAATATATTTATGCTTTTAAATTAACTTCTATAAACATTTTTCAAAATATTTTGATCCCAATTGACATAGAATGTCTAAGCTATCAAATAATTTATCCTTTTGTTTTTTAGATAATTGCTCAAATAATTTTTTAAATTTAAATATTTTTGTAATAGAATTTGAATCATCATATTTTTTAAAAGAATTTTCATCTAAAAAGAAATCAATATCCTTCTTCTTTATTTTATCATAAAATTCTAAAACATAAATATTAAATTGATCTATGATTAATGATTGATTTGCTTTTATTACATCATTGTATACATTTGAAAAGTATAAAATATCTTCATCTTTCACCATTGTGTTTAAATTTGTTATTAATGCATATAAATATTGATTAAAAATCATTGCCACATCCATTTTATCTAAACTATCAAGTTCTGAAATGTCTAAATCTTCCATATAAAATAAATTATAAATATTTTTTTATATATAACTTATATAACTATTTATGTATAAACAAAAATATATGAAATATAAATCTAAATATTTATTTGGTGGTAATTCTAATAAGGTTGCTCCAATTACATCCAATACAGATATGTCTTATCCTGTTACACCACCATACAATACTGGAAAATTAAAAGTTGATTCTGTTCATACTCTACATTATGAACAAAATGGAAATCCAAATGGAAAACCAATAGTATTATTACATGGAGGTCCTGGAGGTGGTATAAGCAAGAACTATAGTTCATTATTTGATAAGTCTATATATCGTGTAATTGCATTTGATCAAAGAGGTTGTGGTAATTCAACACCATATGCTGCGCTTGAAAATAATACGACAAATCATTTAATAGATGATATTGAAAAAATAAGAGAACATTTAGGAATTGAAAAATGGTATGTATGTGGGGGATCATGGGGATCAACTCTTGCATTATTATATGCAATTAAATATCCTTTTAGAGTATTAGGAATGAATATTAGTGGTGTTTGTTTATTCAGAAAACGTGATGTTGATTGGTTATATAGACGTGGTGGAGTTTCAAATATTCATCCAGAAGAGTTTGATGATTTTGAATCTATTTTATCAGAAAATGAAAAAAAAGATACAGTAAAGAGTTATTTTGCTAGATTAACATCTACAGATAAAAAAACACAAATGGAAGCATGTTATCATTGGGCAAAATTAGAATTAAGAATTATGTCACCGTTTGAACCTACACAATATGATGCTGAATTAAAACCTTATAATTTAGAAAATATATTACCTTGTGCAATATTTGAATGTTATTATTCGTCAATGCTAGCATTTTTACCCACTGATAATTATATTTTAGAGAATATCCAAAAAATTGCCAATATACCTCTAATTATAACACAAACTAGATTTGATATGGTATGTCCTGTAGATTCTGCATATCAAATTAAAAAAATATTACCAAAAACTGATTTAAGAATATTACCAATTGGAGGACATTCTTCACGGGATATTGTAACAAAAAATTTTGAAATTATAGCATTGAATGATTTACATAGTTTATCTACCTCTCCCTCTACTTCTTAATAATAATTGCATTTGTCTATTTCTCTCTAATACCATATCTTTCATTTCTTGATCTGTTTCTGATTCTTTTAATTTTTGTTCATTGTTATAGTCTGTTTTAATATCGATTTTTTTTGAATCATCAATATTATTAAAACTTGTTTGTGCTTTATCTACATTTTTTCCTTCTTCAATAAATGTATATTCATCGGTTATCTTATTAAATTCTGTATTCATTCCTTTTTGATCTAATTCATTTACAATCTGTTTCATTTGAACTATTTTTTTTGTTATATTATTTGTTTGTTGATTATAAAATTTAATATTTTCTAAATATGCTATAGCATTTTCACATTCAATTGGTTTAACAATATTTTTAACAATCAAGAATGGTATATCATATTTTTTTAAATCTTCAGGTAATTTTATTGTTTCGACATCAACAATTTTATAGTTATCATCAACCATCGATTTTAATTTATTTGATAGCTGACAATTTTGTTTAACAAAAAGTAAATTTTTTCTTTCCATAATAAAATTTATATATTTAAATATTATAATGAACGTCATTGAAAAATATTTAGAAGTTTATAAACAATGTATAATATTATTGAGTGGTTTCGAAAAATTACATCTTAGTGAATATGCTAAGAAACTCGCGAAAGAATTTAATTTCACTTTAATAGAATTTAAATACCCAGAATATGATGACTTAAATCAAGAAATTGAAAAACTTTTAAAAGAAAAAACTCCAAAAGGAATTATTGTATATGGTTTAAGTTTTCCAACATCTCAATTAAAATTTAAAACATCATATCATATTGCCATTAGTGGAAATAGATCATTAATAAATGACGATGATGAATTTAAAATATATCAAGAATATTTAGATAAAAGTTTTATTAATAAGTTTAAAAATATGAAAGATTTAGAATTTCATGATGATGTATATGATGATATATTTTTATTATGTATAACAATGATTATGAAACGTGTTTATGGAGATAAATATGATGAAATGATGAAAAAATATGCCGATATTGAGTCTGATTCTGAAAAAAAAGAAAAACCAGACTCTATAAGTGATGACAAAGATACAAAAATTGTAGAAGCAGAAGAAACAAATTATAAAAAGAAAAAGGGAAAGAAGACTAAAATGTCAAAAATGAAAGGTGGTAATATTGTAACTGGAGTAAGAGTTTTGAAATATAAGTTATAACTACTCTGCTCACACTAATTTTTATTTATATTTTTATAAATAAAAATTGTTCTCTCGCTCTGCTCACACTAATTTTTTTAATTAGATTTTATAAATAAAATCTAATTAAAAAAATTGTTCTCTCGCTCTGCTCACACTAATTTTTATTTGGATTTTTATAAATAAAAATCCAAATAAAAATTGATTTTATAATTCATTTAAATAAATATCAATAATAAATATATAAAATGGATATCAAACTAAAAATAAATAAATATCAAAAGTCGACTAATAACTTTCACGATAATGAGTTAAGTCTTCAAATATCCGGAAAAGACAACAACTATGTTTTAGTTAATACATTAAGACGTTTAGTTATGTCATCTGTACCAATATATGCATTTCACGAAACTAATATAACGATTGATACGAATACATCAATATTTAACAATGATATGTTAAAAGATCGTTTTAGAAATATTCCAATTTTTAATATTGAAAATCCTGAATCAACAGTTGATTCATATGATGAATTAGAAGTTAAAAAGGAAGGACTTGTTGATAAAATAAATGGTTTAACAATGTATATCAATATAAAAAATAGCAAAGATACAGTCATGAATGTAACAACAAATGACGTTACATTTTATTACAAAGGAAAACAAATTAATTCACCATACAAAAAACCACTCCTTTTAGTTAATTTAAGAAGAGGTCAAGAATTAAAAGGAACATGTATTGCAACATTAAATATTGGAAAGAATGATGGAATTTATTACTCTGCAATGGCATATCATTATCAAGATGATACAGATCCTAAGAATTTTGAACTTGTCATAAATAGTAATCGTCAGTTAGATGAAATTGAATTATTAAAACGTGGATGTAAAATTTTAATAATGAAGAGTCATAAATTAGAGAAACTTATTATTTCAAATCTTGAAAAGGAAGAGAATGATGATGTTTTAAATAAAGGTTTATTAAAAATTCAAGATGAAAATGCTACATTTGGTAATTTGATATCATATTATTTACAAGATCAAAAGAATATTGAGTTTGCTGGATATCATATTCCCTTTTTATATCTAAATGAAATTATAATTAGATATAGAACAGATGGAAAAAATATTATAGATGTTTTAAAGAAAACATTTAATGAAATTAGAGATATTTTTAGTCATATAAATAAACAATTGGATAAACTATAAAAACTATACACTATTCGGTGTTTTAACATCATTTTTTTTATTACATTGGGGAGAAAAGAATTTTATTTCAGATGCTTTTAATCGAGGAGACATATACACTAATTTCTTTATTAGGAATATTTCAATATTTCCAAAACTAATATTCCGTTCTCTTAATTCAAATGATAATCTGTTATGAATTATATAATCTGGCGTTAATGCTCCATATTTTGATTTAACTTGTTTTAACATTTTTTTATTTCCACAAAAACAATTATTGTTACATTTAATATATTGTCTACAAATACAATCAGAATCACAATTACAAACTGGTATCCTAATTGACAGTCGTTGCGGTTTAGTATCCATTTGATTTGGATTTATACTATTATTCATTTATAATTGTATTTATTTTTTATTTCAATTTTTTATAAATTAATTTTTTATTCAGAGTCAGATCCTTCTGATCCGAGCATATCTGATTCATTTTCAGATTCCTCTTCAGATTCTAGTTCATCTTCAGAATCAGATTGAGATTCTAGAACTGCCTCCTTAATTACTTGAGCAAGTTCCTTTAATTCGGAGTCTATTTTAGTGTTTTCTTCTTTTTGGTGCTCCTCTTCGAGTGCATCAATAATATCATCATCATCAGAAGCAATAGAATTAATTTCACATGCATCTGATTCACTTTCTTCATGTTCGATTAATGATTCAATAAATTCTCTTTCGAGTTCCGCCTCCGAAGGTTGTGCCATTTGAAAGTTAGTAGATTCAACGAGAGCCATCTTATATGCTATTAATTATATTAAAAAAGCAATAAGTTTAAATATCAATTTTTTTTACCTATATAATATATGGATATCATATTACTATCTATTCTATTCCCTTTTAGACTTACTATTTTTGCCTCAATCCATTTATTATCATTATGTGTACCAAAGTGGTTTATACAACAATATAGTACAGAAATTAATTGTATACTTTTATTAATGTTAGGTTTAAAATTAAACCAAACACTAGATTATAGAAAACAACTTGTAAATCCACAAATAATAGTCTTTCAACATAGATCATATGCAGATGCATATATTATGAATTATATCAATGGTCCAACAAGTTTTGTATATCGTGATGTATTAAATTCAAACATATTTGTTAGATATTTTATAGAAAAATTTGGTGGTGTTTCTGTCTCATCATCTATGAAAGGACAATCATCTCAAATATTCGAGTTTTTGAGAGATACAAATAAAACATTGGCAATTGCACCAGAAGATATATCAGATATACCAAACCGTGTTTTAACAAATAATAAATTAGGTGTTTTTAGAACTGGCGCATTTGTTCCTCTTCTACCTGTTCAACCAATATTAATTAATTTTTACGACAATAATGCTATCTGGAGAAACTATAAAGATAATTCAGTTCCAGAAACAATGATATATTGGATTTTTAGAAGATTATTTTCATATGTTTCTTATTTTGATGTTTATTTATTAGAGGAATGTTATCCATCTATACAACATACTCCACAAATGTATAGAGAACATGTTCGAAATAATATGTTATATTATGTCGAAAATTTTATATAATATAGTTATGCATATAATTTCCTTGGGACATGCATGTCAAGTAAAGACATTTATAGATAGAAATTTTCACCCACAAAAAACATATTTTTTTGATTGGATAATATCAAATTTTAAAAGTGTATTATATATACTTGAAAATATAAATGATGAATCAATTATATCTAAAGAAAAATTTACAAATAAATGGGTTTATATGAAATGTGATAGTTGGGCAGATTCTCAGAAAATAGAAAATATAGATTTTCCAATGATATCTATTCATGATTTTCCACTGTATATGGATTATATGAATTATATGGATCAATTTGTTTTAAAGTATAAAAGACGTTTAGAACGATTCAAAAATATAATCGAAAATAATGATAAAAATGTTCATATGATACATTGTATTGATCATAGTTTTATAAGACCTTATATATTAGAAAAAAATGATATAGATTATTTTTTTAAACTTATAAATAAAATAAATCCAAATAATAAATGTTATTTACATATTGTAATTACTCCAAAATTTAATTTTTTAAACGAAACATCAATTTCAAAAATTAATGACAAAACATATATTTATTATTTAATTAATAAATATGACGATGTAGAAGGTGATTGGCATAATCTTAATTTCAATTGGGAAATAATTGCCGATAATATTAAGAAAATATCTTTATAAATTACTCACAAACTCTTTCAATATGGCATTATCGTTATATTTAGGATTCATTTTCTTAAATAATTGCGTATTAGACACTTTCATCATTTCATATTCTTTTAAACATCTTATTATATCATTACTATTGATATAATATTTTAGTAACTTCTTAACATCATCTAGTTCTAACTTCTTCTTTTTACTCAAGACAAGACCCTTCATTTTGAAAAGCATGCTGTGTAATGTATAGTTTTTGTCATCAAATAATACCTTGAAATCATCTACATTTCTTTGAGTTAATTTTTGGCCATCGAACATTGTAAAATAATAATACAAATTTAATAGACTCATTGATAAATATGTAAAAACTCCATACATCATTCCCTTCGTATCAAATACAGATGATCTATACTTGAGATTTTCAGGAAATTGTTTGAAATGTTCATCCAAATTATTTCTCTTGTATAATTCAACTAACATACATTCATATGATGAAGCATATGGTGCTGCCTTTTCAAGACCAGTATAGAAATCAGTATGATAAACATAGAATTGTCCATTGTCATTATATAAATATCCCATCATATGACTGTTTGCAATATTTTCTTTTACTTGCTCAAATGTATATACTTCCTTATTTCCATTGTATTCATCAATCATTGAATCAATAAGATTTAAATCCGCATCTCTCACAAATAATAGAAATAGTTTCTTGTATTCACTTCCAAACTTCTCAGTATAATCAACAAAAATCTTATTTTCATGATGAACTAATACAAAATAGTATGACTTATCTTTTTGTAATTTGGATTCAAATACACTTACATCTCCAACAGTTTCTAAAAACATGTCATAGTGAGACTTTTCACTTACTTTACCATTGTATGACCAGTAAGAATCTTTTGAATCAACACACTTTCTTGTAGAATAATTCCACTTGTCATTTGAAAAATATACTGAAAGAAGCGTTCCTTCATAACATTCAACAAATTGTTTATCAGTTAATTCTTCCATCTTAGAAGAATTATTATAGTCAATGATTGGATGAGTATATGCAACAATTTTATATGATTCATCAGTTAAATTTAAAACGATTGATCTTGAATTATTAAAAAGATCATCCTTTGTTGGATTCTTTACAAAGTCATTATATACTAACATAGTCTTGTCTTTTAACTTGAATGAAATTTTATTAGAGTTCTTAAGATTATAATCATAGATTACTTTCTTGATTGTATTAAAATCTCCATTATATGTCTTTACAACCTGTTCTAAATGTTTCGAAATTTGAAGTGCCATAATATATCTATATTATTACATCTTTAAATAGATTAATTAAATATCAATTTTTTCTTTGATTTTCCCTCGATTTTTTTATAATAATTATATTATAAATTACTATATGAGTTACATAAATAAAATAGATCTATTGATTTACAATAGTATAAATGAAATATACAATGATATAAAAGATGAAAAATTTAAAAAATTAGATTCATTTGGTAAAGAGCCAGAATATGAAAAAATAATTCATAAATATATAAAAAATAATAAGTCAAGAAATGAATTGAAAGATGTATTAAAAGATAAAACTCAAATACAACAAATATCTAATATAATCGATAAATATATTATAATATATTGTTTATTATTTTTTGGTATTGAATTATCTAAATTAAAGAATGTTGAAAATGTAGAAGATGTATTTATTAAAAATATAATTAAAATGGCAACAACTGTTAAAGAATTAACATCTGAAATTAATGCAAATATAATTGATTCATTTAAATTTTATAATAATTTATTATTAGTTATTGATAAAAGTATAACATCTGATACAAATGATGAATTAAAAGCAGTTGTTGAATTTAAAAATAGTATTGATGGAGAATCATTAACACAAAATTTTAGTAATTCTAATAAAGATAGAAGTCACAATGCTATTTTATTGATTATATTTAAACAAATTTATTTAAAAAATGATAAAAATGATATATTAAAAATATTTGAAAAGAACAATATCAAAAAATCTGAATTCAAATATATTACAATTGTAGATTCAAAATTTGAATTTATTGATTATTCTACAATTGAAAGTTTAGTAAATATTAAAGATGATACAGGAGGTGTTACAAAGGGATTATATAATTTATTATTAGATTATGATAATCTTGATTTATATTACATCGGATCTGATAAAAAAATAAATGAATTAATAAACAAACAAATACTCATACCAATTACAGATGAATTTTTAAGATATCACAAAGATAGTGAAAAATATGAAAAAACAGAAGTAGACGAAACACAAAATTTTAAATCTTCATCTAAAAAAGATGAAACAAAATTAAAATATATTATAACAAAAATAAATAGTTTAACTGATTATTATTCTCCTAAAACAGCTAAAGATTCTAAGGATATTGAAAAATTATTTTATCAACCTATGATGAATCGTAAAGTTGTTTTATATAATGATACTGAAGAAATATCAATTATAAATAAATTCATTAATATTGGAAAAATAAATATTGAAAATAATGAATTATTTAGTGATTTAAGAGAATATAGAGTTTATCCATATGAAAATTTTAAAAACTTCAAAAATATAGGATTTCAATTAAAAGCATCTCAATATGTTGATGCATTAAGATATTCTAATATTGAATTTTTAGATAATAAAAATATTGTTGGATCTTTAAATCGTCCCCTTGAATTTAGATCATTATGTAAAGGAATGATGGTAAATGTTGTTGGAGTTGCATTACCTGTATCATTATTTAATAATGATGAAAAAATTAGATGTTTAAGTTTAAAAAATTTAACAAATATTCGTGAATATTATCAAAATGGATTTGAAGGAACAGTTGATTTATTAAGAGATAGTATTCTTGATACATTAAATAAGGATGAATTGATATATTGGATTTTTGATATTGAAAAAGATACATTAATCTCAGACAAATACAGTAATGTAAATCAAACTAATTATGAATCATATCTTAAAACACTATTAGATAATATATACAATAAAGTTTCTATCATGACATATGAGCTCTTGACAAATATAATAAATGAAAGTAATGAAAATCTATTTTATTTAAAGAAAATCATTCAATCAATACAAGAAAAATTCTTATATTTAAATGTTCGTGAGGAATATTATGCAAAGATTCAAAAATTATTATATTATATTAAATTACCTCAAGTTAAGGAAGAATATGATAAAAATGAAGATTTTATTCCTGGAGTTAATTCACCATTAATTAAAATACCAACAATTGTAAAATCTAAAGAAAAAGAAATATTAGTTGAAGTTAGTGAGGAAGAAAAAACATCACTTGAAGATGAATTATTACAAAATGCAACTTGTCAACACACAATAACATTTAATAAAATTATGATGTATAGAAATAAAGATCCGAGCGCATTTAGTCAAGCATTATATGAATTTATTAAAAAATACAGACAGGTAAATGTTGAAGGTGAATTTTTATGTAAAAGCTGTTCTCAACTATTGGATATAAAAAAATTCGTTACAGATTCATTTCAAGGTAGTACAATAACATTAAATTTATCTTTTATGCAGCCATTAGAAGAGTTATCTAAATATGAAAAATTTAATAAATCAATTAAACAAATAGATAAAATTATTGAAAGAGTCGCATATGTAATGAACATGAATACATATGTAGGAAACGTACCAGTTGTAAGAATTAAGAGGCAAGAAATAACAAAAGTTACAATTGATTTAATTGAAACAACAAGTGAACTATTGAAAACAAATGATCCTTTAGTTAGAAAGGAACGATTACAAAAAGCGGAATCGTTATATGGTATCAATAAGCAATTTACAAATTATTTTTTATTCAAATTAGATAATGAAATTTTTGTTTATACAAGTCAAGAAACAGATAAATTCAAAAAATACAAATACAATAACATATTATCCTACATTATTTTATTAATGATATTAGATATTACAAACAACCAAATATTCTTCTTAAACTTTGATAAAAACTACAACTATGTATTGTTTAATAAATATGGATTTTCGTTATTTAATAACTTAAAAATACGTATTAATGATTCTAATGATCTTGATTATATTAAAAAATACAAGATGTTATGTTATTTAATTTATTATATTGCTGGTATGATGATTAAATTTAATATATGGTATTTTGATATCCAAACAAAAGAGGATAAAGGATTTCCAAGAATTGGATTAGATATTATAATAAACACAGTTATCCACTTACTGAATACAATTACTGAAACATATACAAACAACAAAAATAATTATCTATTCGATACTATTTCAACACGTTTCTTTATAAAATTAAATACTCAATTAAATGACAGAGATTCAAAAGAAATTTTAGATAAAATAGAATTAATGATGTCTGATAGAATTGATATAACAAATAATAAGATTAGAATACGCGCTGGAACACAACATGCAACTAATATATTAGATGGAATTATTCAATCTGTCATCGTAAAACATCCTAATTATGTATTATTAACATATTTACAATCATATCAAGAACCTCATAAATTACAAATGATGACTCCTGATGAATTAAAAGAATTTAAAAAAATGTATGAACATTTACAAAAGAAACATATATTAACAAAATTTAATGAAGATGGTTCTAAAAGAACTCTTGTATTAAAGGATGAAGAATTAAATAAATTTAATGATAAAGATTATGATAAATTGGTAGAATTATTAAGAAAAAGAAGGAATGACTCATTATATAGATTTATGAGATTAGAACAAATGAGAAATGAAAAGAGTAATAGAAAAATTACAAAGGAACTTAAATTTGTTGATAAAATGAAATTGAACTATAAGAAATATTACGATAATACATATGATACTCTCATAACAGCATTTATCAATAAATGTGAAAATATAATTGGTCCAAATATTAATATAAATAATGCAAATATATATTTAAAAGAAAATACATACATAATAGATCATAACCATCTTGGACAATCTGCTGAAATAAAAGTAATTAAAGATGGAAAATTTAAACCAGCTCATGAATTTTTTAAACAAGATGTTCTCATTCTTGAACGTGATAATATTGATATTTTTTACAATGTAATTGAAAATAACTTATTAGGTTATAAAGAAAAAAATAAAAATTATGTAGAAGTACGTGGAACAGGTAAATTTGTCAAAGTTAATTATTCTATTGAGAATAAATTAAAATACTTAGGTTTTGATGGAAAATATATTCGTGTAAAAGACTATCAAAAAGATGATATCTATTCTAAAGAAAAGAATTCAATGAAAGATATTGTTGATGAAATAATGAGAAATAGAATAAATGCTCTTAAGAGATTTATGGAATTTTCACAAAAGATATTATATCAAATTAAGAATAAATTTAAGGTTCAATTAGTTGAAAAAGGATTAACTGATTTTGAAAAAATTAAACAAAAGTATTTTATTAAAGATAAAATAGATAAATCAAAATTAGAAATAAGTGGAGATGCTGAAATAGTATTAAATTTTCAATCTAAGTTTAAATATATAAATACTACAAAAGAAAATAATAAAAAGATATTAGTTAATTGGAAATTATTAAATGATTCTATACAACATGATATTAAAAAGACTTATATAACAAAAGATAAATATATTGATGCAAGTTATTTAATGTCACTCGGAGATAATGATCATTTAATTATGTTTTATACATTATCAGAAATATCGTATTTGATTGATTTGAATGATGATAGTTACACAAAATCAAATTTAGTATTTTTATTTGCGAATATAATTGATTATTGTTATAAATTTTTTAATAAACAATTAGATCATATTGAATTTAGAAAATTTAAATATATGATTGATTCAGATGCTGAAATAATTTCATATGATCAATCAGGAACTTTACAATTTAACCAAACTGAAGAAGATATTAAGAAAGAAAAAGAATTAAATGAGGAGGATAAAGAAAGAGAGGATGCACTTGATTTAGATCAAGATGAAAAAGATGAAGAATTAGATGATCCCGATACGGATGATGAGTTTACTAAAATGGAAGTTAGAGGAGATCAATAAATTAAATATAATTAAATTTATTATAATAATATATATTATAATGAATTTGTATTTACAATTATTTATCATTGTTGTGATAACATATTATTTATTTTACTACAGAGAAAAAAAAACAGTTGAAAATTATGTATTTAATATACCAGATTACACTCAAAAAAAATTAAATGGATATGACTTAAATGATTTAAGTTTAGAAAGACCAAAACATTATAATACCCTTGATTTTGGATATACAATGGATAGTAAAAGAATAAAATATTTAAAAGGTATTAATGATTCATTGAATAAAATAAGATTATTAGTTAATAAAGATAGAGAAACAACATATAATATTCAAAATAGAAATCCAACTCCTATAGAAGGAGATCCAAAACCATTCATGTTTGTCGCCAAATATCTAACAGATAAAATGAATCAATTAAGTGCAAATTTATATGATGTTAAATTTACAGATTTTAATGAAATAATTGGTGAAGAAATTGATGAGCAATATAAAGTTTATTTAACAATGAATTTTAGTGTAAAACTTCGTAAGGAAAGCTATTCTGATAAAAACTCAGTATATAATTTTGCAGTAAAATCAGAAGCAGTTATTAATAAAGCAAACCAATTATATGGTAAAGTAGGTACAGTTTTCTTTAGAACATTATTTATAGATGAGAGATTAGTAGATGAATTTTTACCATCCAATTTATATTTTAAATAAAAGTAATTTAAATTTCTAAATTTTTTATATACTATAAAAATATAGTTCATGGCCTTTGTAATAAATGATAAAATGAAATCAACTCTAATAATATATGCAATAATAATAGCGATAATTTTAATTCAAAAACCTAAAATATTATTTAATGATAATATGGAATTAAAAATTTTAGTTTTATCTAAAGATAAAAGTATGTCAATACCTTTATTATATGTAGTTGTCTTATTAGGAGCTGCTTTCGCCTATTATATTCCAAGATATCAATAAACGAATCATTTAACTATTCTCATTTTTTCAAAGAATGGATCAATTTTAATAATTTCATCAGGTGTAGTATATTCTTTATCCATTAATATTCTACCTCTTTCACTGACAAATTCACCTTCCGAATATTTTTCAGGAACAACTCTTCTAACAAAATCTTTTACTTTTTGTGGTATTTCTGGTGCTGTCCAAAAATGATCAAAAAATCCTTTCTTTGTTAATGTATTGAAAAAATAATGAACATCATAATAACGATTCATTTGTGATTTAATATTTATTTTTGTTGTCCAATCAGCATCAACCTTTGCATTATCAACTATTCCAGGAATACATGCAAAATCAAAATCCCAGAGTTTTATTTGAATACCTATATTTGGAACCATATATTCCATTCCATTAACTTTATATCTATATTTTGTTTCATTTGATTTATTATCTGATATATGTAATAATATGTTATTTGCTTTCATATCATTATGTCTAAATGACGGATACTTTTTATGTATAACCGCTAAACTACTTAATATTTGAAAAAAAATTACTCGCCATTCCTTTAATGATATTGTTTTATAATTTGCTCTAATGTAATCTAATAAATCACCACCATTTGCCCATTCTGAAATTAATACAGAAATTTTATCATAATAGTCTCCATGTTTATATTTTTTCATGAATTCTTCAAACTTTTTATTTCCCTTCGCATTATCCTTTATTAAATTAATAAATGGTTTGATTTCTGTATTAAATGTCGCAATTGGTAATACGATATGTGGTGTCTGTTGATTACATACAAAATAACTTAAAGTTCTAAGCATCATTAATTCAGCATTTTCAGGACGCTCCATATCATTCATATCTCCATAATTTTCTCTTCTGGGATAAGCAACGATTTTTACAGCATAGTGTAACATTCTGTTTGGATCATTTGGGTCTAAAAAAGATGTTCCTTTGAAAGTATGACCAGTAGTTCCTGATTTAATATATTCTAATTTACCACCAATTTCATTAATAATTTTATTAAAATCTAAAACTTTTTTATAAATAACTTTTCGAATATCATATTCATCTCTTGACTGTTCGATATATTCTGTATTACAATGATCAAAATCTATCATGACAATTGGTTCTAATTGTTTACCCTTTAAAAGATTTCTAATAAAGGATATACGACTTGAAATATGATCATTATTTACACTTTTTATTATCTGATTCGTATTGTCGGACATTCACTATATATCTAAATTATTTTAATAATTTTAAATAATTAACATATTATTTAAAATTTACACAACTCTAATTTTCTTTTTAAAGTATTCTATATCATTTATATCAAATAATTCTATTTTTTTAATTTTACCATCATCCGCAATCTCTACAAATGACCAACAGCATTTCCACGTCATCGAATATTTTTTAATCATCATTTGAAGTGCTTTTTCGACTCTAGATAAACTTACTTTGTATTGAGTTTGGAGTTTCTTAACATATTCTTTATATTGGTTTGAATTTAATAAATTAAAAATAATTATTTTATTTCTTTTTTTCAATAATTGTTTCATTTTTTGAATAGTTTCATTATTTACAGTATAATTATAGAATAAGTCATCAATATCTTTTTCAAGAATAAGTGATTTGCTATTAAGCTCATTAATCTTGGTATATAATTTATTTAATTCTGAAAACTTTTCTTCATCATCTTTTAAATTTTTTAATATTTTATCAACATCATGTAAATATTTTTTATATTGAGAAGTCAAATGTTTGAACTTTTCGGTCTTCTTTTTTTCCATATATTAGTTTATATTTTTTTTATATATAATTACTTTATAAATAAAATTTCTACTTGCTATATCTCTTATCTACAGCATGCTTGTCAAGTATAGAGTTCAAGTTATTATGAAATTCCTTTTCTAGCTTAAGCATATATTCAAGCTGTTTAATAATCAATGAATGCTTCTGTATTATAAGGTCATGAATTGTATCCTTCTTTTGACGTTTATACTTTGGTTCTTCATCCTCCTCGTCTTCCTCGTCTTCCTCCTCGTCTTCCTCCTCGTCTTCCTCCTCGTCTTCCTCCTCGTCTTCCTCCTCGTCTTCCTCCTCGTCTTCCTTCTTCTTATTCCAATTATCAATATTCTTCTTAAGATCTTTAGAAATCCTTGTTGGATTTTTGTTAGCCCACTTAATAAAATCCTTTTTAAGAATGTTAATTGATAGTCCGTATAAGTTACTTGTGAACCATTTAAGATAAATTTCCTTAAACATAAGATAAGGAGAAGTGTACACTTTACTATGTTGAATTACATATTCAAAAAAAGATGCTTTATATTCTGGTGAAGAATCGTTATATTTCTTTTTAGTTTCGAATGGTGTAAATAACGCAAATCCACTCGGTTCACTAGAGCTGCTCGAGCTACTGCTTGAACTAGACATCTCTTACTATGTAATTATTTAATTCATTTGTACATAATTACATAAATGAATAAATTTCAATTTTTTTATATAAAAATATTTCTATAAATAGTATTAATGACTATATACACAAAAATAATAAACCAATATTATTCTCCTCCTATTCCAAATAATTTTTGTATAGTTGTGTTGTTATACGATGATCAATTACTATCTGAGTTTTCATATGATAATTTATCTGATAATTCAATTGCATTTGTTGCATTTACACCACATGGGATTCAAAAGATTCATTGGACACTTGGTGTAATTGCTCGTGATTATTATGATAGAGTTGATAAATTAAAAAAATTAGAAGATTATAAAAAATCAATTGAATCATATTTAGTTGATTTAGCTATAAAAACATTTAAAGATAAATTTCCTACATTTAAATATGATATAAAATAAATTCACATATCATTACGATATATTTTCATTGTCTTATTACGTTTTTCATCTACAGGATCTAACTTAACTGTTTTCAAAATACTTAAAATATGATCCAATGGAACCATATCAATCTTTGGAATTGCTTGCCATAATTTTGTCTTGTATAACATATCTTGATCAAAAACATATGGTGCATGTTTTTTTATTATTGCATCATTATTCATTTTATATTTTAATACTGGTGGTAGCAAATATGTAAGTTGTCTCGGTAATACTAACATTAATTGTTCAAATGGTTTAATTGAATTGTAATTATTATTAAGAGGCTTTATAAATATTTTATGAAATTCATCATCAGATATTTCAGACAAATATTCTGAAATATCTGACATAAATAGACCATAGTGATGAGGAAAACACCAATTCCAATCAATACAATCTTTGAAATAATAGTTGTTGATCCAATATAAACCATATAAATATTCTTTACACATTTCCTCAATTCTTTCTTTTCCTTTTTCTTCTAATTTGATATTATAATAATGATCATAATATCTTTCTTTATCTTTATCATCAACACCCAACTTAATAGGATCATTAATTTTAAAACTTAGATTATCTAACTTAAAAAGTTCAATATCACAATTTGAAAGATCTGGTGGGATATTTGGATAAAATCTTTTGAACTTTGCAGTTTGAGTTAACATATCTCTTTCATGGAGACTTAATTCAGCACATAATTCCTTAAAGAAATCAAAGTCAACTGTACAATTATCTCTTACAATAAATGTAAGACCTTTCTTTTTATTAATCTTTCTAAAGACATCGCCATATTTTTCAAATAGAATATCTAATCCATTATCAATTTTCTTATTTTGTGTTCTTAAACTTAATGATACGATATTTGGTACAAAATCATTACCTAATAGAAAACAAACGAAGATAAAATCATTTATAAATTTCTTAGAATTTAACTTAATAATCTGTTCCATACTTTCATCTCCTTCATCAGCAATTCTAAATATCATTTCCTGAATAATACAATCTCGTAAAATATCTATGGAAACATAATTAAATTTACCTCCAAATGTAGTATCTGCTTCATGACCTAATTCTTGGGATTCGCGAATTAAATGAATGTTTTCATTATGAGTTGCTAATGATAAGAACAATAAATCTGCATCTAGTCCGTATATTACACTATTACCTTTAACATCATTGTTTCTAATATATTGTAATACTTTATGTTCACCTTCTCCTGGAGTATTTGAAGAAGAAAACAAAACATTTCTTTTTTTATTCACATTACCTTTAGTACATAAAATATAATTTATAATTGACTTGTTTAATTTTTCCATAAAAACTGTTCCAGGTGTAATACATGCATTTGACCATAAGTTTTCTTCTTCAACATTATGTTTTCTACGTATATCATTCTTCATTTCACTATCTCTAACAGATTTAAAACGACGGATACGTTGATGCTTGATTTTTGCCATTGGAGCTACACCATCAATAGCTATGTAGATTAATTCCATTGGATTTACTAATTCAATAATTTCATTTAAATACAAAATAACTTGATTTATCATTTTAGCTTCTAAACGATCTATATTTTTTAAGTCCTTAAATTGGTTTAAAATGTTAAAACATTGTGGATGAATTAGACAATTTGTGTCAATAAATAAGTTAGTTACATTATTATTTAGTTTGTTATTATTTATATTTGTTATCAAATTTGTTTTCTTATAGTTCCTGTGTATCCATGCAAAAAAACCAGGTACCCCCATTTTATTATTTTAAAATATTAATATAGTTTTATAATTAAATTAATTAGAAAATCAATTTTTATGTTTTATTAATATATAATATGCAAAACACAG